CACCGATGATCTCATCCTGCGTTGGGATGGCCCAGTCACTAGGGATCTTCGCCAGGTTGGCACCGTCCCACGCATAGAGCGGGTCAACGCCATTGCAGATCACCAACGTGCCGGACATCGAATCGGCCCAGAAGAAGTCATCGATCGATCCGTTCCAGGTGTCGAGCTCGGTGACGTCATCGTAGTACTGACCGGTTTCGTCCCACTTGAACATCCGCCTTCGATCCCACACCAGTAGCTGACCGCTTCCGGTGTTGGTCGTCAGGTTATAGATACCCATCACAGGGTTCTGCGATGCACCAAGGAAGTCACGATGGAACTCGTACGTGACGTAACACGACCCAGTGATCGCGCCTGTGAACGTGAAGTCAAAGAACCCGTTCGAGTAGTTGACAATCCCGACAGGTGTTCCGGCTTGCGTCAATCCACCGACACCATCGTCGATAACAACCTGCCCACCCTCGTCCTCAAAGTGGATGCTGAATGGGCGAATCGTCTGAAGTGCAACGCGAACGGCCTCGCCGGCAGGCGGAACAACGGGAACGGTTCCAGGGATATCTGAATACCCAATGGCACCAAGAACCCTGTCAACGACGTTGACCTTGAGCTCACCATCAGTAACGGCTACCCCACGCATACTCTTCGTGTAGAGCAGCCCATGCGTCGAGTACCCGCGGCGTTTCACAATGCGGCCACGAAACACGAAGCCATTGTAGATCTCGCGCCATGCCTCAGCGTTCGAGATCCAGGCTTCGCGATCGAGCTCCATGCCCTTCGTGAAGTCGGCGATGGGGAACGGCTCGTAGTCAGCCACGTCAGCTCTTCATGATGAATGCGAGGACAAAGTACGGGGGCCTGTTCTCGTGACCGGCTCCATCCGCATCATAGGTGTGCGAGTGAGCACCAGAGCTGGGGATGCTGTGAGTGTGATTCTGCGTGGCAGAAGCATTGCCACCAGGAGTGGTCACAACCGGCGCATCTGCGGTGTACGGAACGGTGTGTGTGTGAAGTCCTCCGGCTGCGTCTATCGTGGGCGCCTCTGCACCCGTGAGCTCGTGCTCCTTCTCGCCACCCTCGTGCCCGATGGTCGTATAGAGCGTGTCGGAGTGCGCCGGGGCGGCGCCACCGCGATCGTCGTACGACACGATGAACCGACCGCGAAGATCTGGCGTACCGCCGGTGCCGTCACACAGCGCCCAGCCGGTGGGGATGGCGCCAATCGCACCAGACCACATCACGATGATTCCAGGCGGAGAGAACCCGTACTCATCCCAGCCGGCGCCGTTGTAGACGTCGAGCTGCTTCACGTCGGTACGAGCCACCAGTGTTCCGGCGACCATACCCGTCAAGGCGGCGCGGCCGGCAGCGTTGACTCGCGGGAACTTGTGTCTCCGCGGCCCTGCACCGGACGCGCCGGGGAAGTCATGCTCCTCGGCGAGTGCCTGCTCCAGGTGATCCTGGTTCTTCCTGATCTCATCGTCTCCGAGGTCGAGGCCGATGGAGCCGGAGGGGAGGTTCTTGTTCCACGACATCAGAAGTCCCTCGGCGGGTAGCCCGTCATCGACGGCTCTCGCGATGCGTACTTGGACGCGAGCTGCGCAAGCTTCTCGCGATACAACTTGTCGTTCCTGATGGCTGACGCCTCGTGCCCGTTCGACATCGCCAGGAAATAGGCCGCGCCATGAATGGCCGCGAGCCTTTCGGTGGGGTCGTTCAGTCCAGCATCGGGAATCGTAGAACGATAGAGCTGGGCCGTGATGCGAACCGTGTAGACGTCATCAGGAATCGGACGAAGCGACATCGTGTTCGCCTGGACCAGCGCAGCTTCAGGCTGTCCCTGACCGGTCACGATCGAGGGATCGTACGCAGACCAGAAGAGAACCGGGTGCGTGTAGTACGACAGTCGGCGGTTGCCGATCTGAATCGGTCTCCGAACGCTCTTGATTCCAAGGGCCGACAGGTCGTAGTCCTGTTGGTTCGCAACGGTAGAGAGGTTCACGAACCCCTCTGCGGCCGCGTTGCCAACCTCGTCAGGAACTTCGTTCTGGTAGATGTGGTCCAGATACGAATCGATGACATCGGGATCGATGTCACCATCGTTGAGGCCCAGCTTCGCTAGAACCTCGGTGCGCATTTCCGCCTTCGTCATGCGTTGGCCCCGAGATGTGAAGAGAAGAGAAGGCGGGGGGCGTTGCCACCCCCCGCCCAACCACTACGGGTTCAGGTTGATCCGAAGCATCGTCACCAGGAACCGGATCTTCGGCTTCGTGGTGATGGTGCCCGCCGCGATGTACACGACGTTCAGATCGGACGCAGCGGCCGTCGCCGGGCGCAGCACCGATGCGGCGTCTCCGCCGTTCGTCGCCGTGTCCAGCGTCGTGTTCACCGCAACCGCCCCCTTCGCATTCGCGGGCGTTGCCCCAAGAAACACCTTGGGAGTGCCCTCGGTGTTCTTGAGCTCGAACGTGATCGCCGCCGACCCCGCCCCCTGCACGAGCTGAACGGATCGCACATCGAGCACGATCGTGTTCTTCGGCAGTCGGCACAGCGGTACGGTCTGGGTACCCGTCACCGCTTCCGGCGCTTCCACGTCCACGGCCAGCACGAAAGCTTCGGGCTGCCTCGGATCGATGTTCTTCAGGTAGGTCGTTGCCATGTCTCGATTCCCCCTACAACCAGAGGTTGTTTTCTAGTTGTGGTCCGCGGCCTTGATGTCGAACGCGATCATGCCGAACCTGGAACTTCCGTAGTTCGTCGGCTTCATGCCGAAGCAGGCGCCGGTGCCCACTCCGCGCTCGTTGCCGTAGTCCCGCTCGCGCTCGAACCAGCGCATGGCGAGATCGCCGCCCATGCCGCCACGGTCGAACCGAGCGTACGGGTTGGCGAAGGCCACCACGCCGGCCTGAGCACCGAGGAACAGGCACCGCGCGGTCTGCGAGGCGCCAGGCGTGGTGATCTGGATGCGCGGGGTGGCGTGAATCACCACACCGTTCCACACGCCCACGCTCCCCTTGAAGATCGGATTCGCATCCCCCTTCGAGGAGTACACGTTCTTCGTGATCTCCAGCCACTGGTTGTTCGAGGTGTTCACCCGAAGGTCAGTGATGCAGTTCGTGTGGACGAGAGCACAGTAGTACTCCTCGCCGTCCACGATTGCCGGGCGAATCAGCGGGCTGATCCGCTTGGCGCGCTCCACCAGCTTCTCCAGGTGATTGGTCGTGAACGTCTCGGCCGTCCACGCGCTCTGCAGGTAGTTGCCCGAAGGAGCAACCAGGGTGTTCCCGGCATGCGCAGCGAAGTCGGCAGGAAGACCGCCGGCGGCGCCGCTGAGCTGGGCGATCATGAGCTCGTCGAACATCGCGGCCCACCGGTCGCTCAGGTTCGACTTCGCATCGACACGAAGATCGTGCACGGTGCGCTGTTGGCTCATCCGGCGGAAGGCGTGTCCGATTCGACGCTGATCCACCAGGACCGAGTCCTGCTGGTAGGTCATCATCTCCTCGAAGCCTTCGAGCGGATTGTCGCCGCTGGTGCCGTACCCGGTCATCTGCAGCAGGAGGTCGTACTTGACGGTGTCGCCGGCCTCCTTCTCCAGGTCTGAGATCTGCTGGATGATGGAGTTCTCGCCCTTGCCGGAGAAGCGCTTGAAGTAGCACTTCTGCAGGGCCTCCCGCATCAGCATCTTCGACCACAGCTTCACGGTCTGCACGTCGTTCGTTCCGAACTCGGTGACTGCCATTTCCATTCTCCTTCACGTTGTGACGCTGACCCGTGTCACTCGACACGTGTCGCCTGTCGTCGCGGTGAGACGACCGGATCTGGTCACCGCAATCAGGGATCAGCTCCCTGCGCTGCCACCTGGCGAGTGGCCGTTACGCCAGAAGCGCCGCGTGTCGTGCGGCGAACCGTTTAGTGCGACGAGGCCCTCTTCACTTCTCGCTTCACTTCCTCGTACTGCTCGTCGGTCATGCTGAGGAAGTCATCGGGGGGCAGGTCCGCGTACCGCTGAAGTGCGGAGGCGGGCTCCTGCGTCCGACCACGACCTGCCATAGACCGAGGTCGATCACCACGCAAGGCATGGGGCCTGGGCTTCGACTTGTCCGAACTCACCGGCGCGGTGCCGCTCGATCGGCGCTGCACGTGGCGGCGGACCTCTCGTGCGATCGAGACCGGCCCGCCGGCCGGGGCCAGCAGCAGATCCTCGAAGTCGATACCGGTCTTCGACCCCCACTCAGCCTCGAACTCCTCGCGGATCCCCTCGGCGGCGCACCAACGAAGCACGCCCTCCGGCCCGCCCAGCGACACCGGGTTGATGCCGGCCTCGCGAATCGATGCGCCGAACTTCAGATCCACCCACCGGTACGCGTCTTCGAGCTCGCCGATAGCCTCGCGAGCAACCTCCGGCTTCTCCTGCTTCGAGACGAAGTCCTCCTTCCACGACTCATAGTTCATGAGGTTGTTGGCCTGGGACTGCTCTCTCTGCTGAGGCAGGGGCGGACGCTCGATCAGCTTCGCCAGGTCGGCGCGCTTCACACGAAGATTCCCGTCATCGTCCATCACGACGGGGATGTCCTCGTCCTCATCCTGGGCCGGCGTCGGTAGCGGCTGCGTCTGTGCGCCGGGCTGCGGTGTCGATGCGGGAACCTGCTGCCGAAGCAGGAGATTGCGAGCCCGCTGACGATCCACCTCTCGGCGAAGGCCGCTCTCTGTGCGCTCGAACTCCTGAACCCTGGCCTGAAGCTCCTCGATCGTCTGGGGAACCGGTCGTTCCTCGCGGGGCGCCTCGGGCGTTTCGACTGCGGCGTCATCTTCGCTCGCGGCCTTCTCGGGCTCGGGCGTAGGCTCGGGCTCGATACCAGCGCTCTCGTTGTAGAGATCCTGCTCCTCTGTAGTCAGCTCCATCTCGTCGTTCGTTTCCTTCGGATCGCTCATTGTACTCCCGTGCCGTTCTTGCCGGCATTTCGGTTACCAGGCACAGGCGGCACGCCCGCCGGAGCCCTTCCGTTGCTTCTCATCTTTGCCTGCATCATGGTCTTCGTGAGCTCAAGACCAGCAGAGCGCGTCTGTTCCAGATCATCTGCCTTGAGCTGCTTGTCGCTCAGCTCCCTGGTCGCGCCAACCTTGAAGTATTCGAGCAGCTCACCAACGATGTTGTGCCGCTTCACCTCGTCGAGCTTCGTGGCGTCGAGAAGCTTCCCGGCGAGCTCCAGCTTGAACTGACGATCGAGCTGGGCCTGCATCTCGCTGGCCTGCTGCTCTGCCTGCTTCGCGCCAGACTGCGCCTGGTTGGCCGCGTACGCCTTCAGCGCATCGCGCTGCTCGGGAGACAGCGGGAGCTCGTCAAAGAGCACACCGGGGTCAACCGGGATCTGCGACTGCAGAAGTCCGCTCAGCGTTGCAACCGCAAGGGCCTTCGAGCTGTTGTACGTCTCAGCGGGCCGGAGCTCGATGTTGCACTTGAGGTCTCGAAGCGAATCGAGCTTCACCGGCTGAGACCCCTGCGGCGCGTGACTGTCAACCACAGCACCGTCCACCACCTTGTAACGCTCCGGGTTGCCAAGAGCGTCCGCAAGCTGCGCGTCGCCCAGCCCCTCAACGATGAGCTTCAGGAACTTCTTCAGCACGGTCTGCTGGAACTGCTCGAAGCCTCGAATCACCGGCCTCATCGCCATGAGCGACTGACGGTGCTTGAGCTGCGCGGTTGCGGCAGCCTCGGGAATCCCGCGAGGCGCCGTGAGCTGATCCACCCAGATTCCAGAGATGCCATCGATGATGCGAAGCGCTGCCTCGTGAAGCGCCATGGACTCGGGAAGCTTCGGCACCTCTCTCACCTGGATCTTCGAGATACCACCAGGCTGCAGCCACGTGATGCCACCAGCCTCGCGCTGAGACGTCTTCGCCTGGTTCTCATCCACGATCGCATTCGTTTCAGCGTAGAGACCCGGCGCGGCCTGGGTAGTGAGAAGATGCAGCGTCTGAGAGAAGCGCTTGTTCACTTCCTGCTGAGGTGAGATGAGCTGGCGAACCTTGCCGTACGGGTTTCCGTATTCGTCCTGGTGACAGATGAACGCTGTCACCGTGAACCCGCCAATCGGAACCGGAATGGTGTCGTTGTACAGCACTCGTCCGCCGCAGAACTCGAGCCACCGGATCTCATCTCGCCACACAACCTGCTCATCTAGCTGGCCGTCGGTTACCGAGCGAACGGCAGCGGCTACGTCGGGCTCTACCTCGCGAGACTTCCCAGTGTCCTGTGACACCAAGACGTGACGCTTCTTCGGAACCTTGTACTCGCAGCGCACGACGCGGATCATCTTGCGCGCCTTGTCGTAGTACATGTTCAGCCGGGAGGGCCTATAGAGGTCAGGATTGATCGGGTCGGCGTTCCCGCCATCGGTCGGGTGGTCCACGTAGCCCTGCTTCAGGAGCTCCTCGGCGTACTTCGCGTGCTCGGGGTAGTCGGCCTTGAACTCGGGGATCGTGAGCCACCTGGTGATGAACACGTACCTGGCATCGCCACGGTCGCGCTCTCTCGCGCATGGATCCCACAGGACGTCGAGGGGGTCGAGCCGCGAGTAGTAGATCTTGACGCGAGAGGGATCTTCGGGGTCCGGCACCGCGTCGATGTAGCTATTCCCGATGCCGCAGACCGAGCCGTCCTCGAAGACCTGGGCGTCTGTTCGCTCAACACCCGACTCCTCATAGATCGTGGCCTTGATTGCGTTCAGGATGTCGGCGAGTGAACGATCTTCGACACCAACCGGGGCCACCATCGGAACCTGCATGTTGTCTTCGATTGCGCCGATCAGGTGCTGGACCTTCACGTGTAGAAGGTTGAAGGTGAGCACGGGGCGACCCTGGCTCTCCAGGTAGCTTCGATCGTCATCGGTCCACTGGTTCCCGTGGTAGTGGGCCGTGTCCCTGATCTGGTTGTCGAACCAGCCATGGGCGTCGAAGTAGTCGTACGCATCCTCGAACAGCTCTCGGCTGTCGCGCAGGAGCTCCATCTCAGGCTTGTCAGAGTCGAGCACGAACCCCTCCTACGCGGCCATCCACGATCGGCTTCCGCCGCCGTTGCCATAGGGCGTGATGATCCTTCTCGCACGGGTAGCGATCGGGGTCTGCTCTGCGGCCAGAACCCCGTACGCCCAGGCGTGTCGCCAGTGGTCCCTCTTCGCGCCTCTCAGGATCCACCTGGTCTTCGGGATCCCGGTCTGCCCATCGCGGATCGTTGTCCTCGCGATGTTGGTCATGTGCTTCACGAACTCGGGCCAGTCGGAGTCCTTCCTGGGGAAGATCGCCCGGCGCTGCGTGATCTGGCGGTGGGAGTGATCGAGGATCTCGGTCCTGTTCACCGCGACCCGCTGCTGCACCGCGGAGAAGTCGTACCCGGTGCGCTGCGCGTCCGAGTAGTGGCAGCCGTACCATCCGCCGTGTGTCGCCAGGAACTCGCGCACCACCCTGGTCTCGGCCATCGCGTCGATCACGCCACAGCACACGTTGAAGCGCTCGGACAGGTCATGGATCTCGCCCATCTCGTGGGCAACCCCGTAGGCCAGCGTCTCCAGGTGCGTCTCGCTGCGCCGCTCTCCAACCATCCAGTGGAGGTCGTGCTTCCCCACGTCCACGCCCATCCAGCACGGCCCCTGGGCCGAGAAGCGCTTCGGATCCTGGCCCATCACCGCTTCGAGCGTCGGCTCGTCGAGCACGTCCTCGATGTCCGCGTAACCGAGTCCTAGCCGCGAATTGAAGAACTCCCGGTTGTCGTGCATCGGGTCGTTGTATTCGTCGAAGATCTTGCGCGTGGGAACGGTCGGCGAGCAGAGCTGGCTGATGTAGAAGCCGGCGATGTTCCGCTGCGGGAACGATGCAACCCACTCACCCTTGCCGAGAGACATCTTGTTCTTGCAGCGCACGCAGATACGAACCACCTGACCATCGGTCTGCTGCTTCAGGCACTCGGGCCACTCCAGCTCCATGCACGTCCAGGCGCTGCAGCGCTTGCACTTCCAGTGGTACATGCGCTGGTCGCTCGCCTTGTACGTGGCATCGATGCCGAAGTCGGGCAGGGTGGGCGTCGAGAGCTCGGTCTCCTCGGCGAAGGTTGACCCGTCCATGCGGGTTCGCGCGAGCTCGACCTGGGCGGCCTCCATCTCATCGCGCTCGTCGAAGACCACGGCGTCTACCGGGATCGACTTGAGCTGGGACCGGCTCTTGGAGCCCCGGAAGTACATGAAGCCCTCGCGGATTCTCTTGATCCCGGCGGCGTCCACGTCTCGGATCTCACTCGCGATCTCTTTGTTGTCCTTCATCATGCGGTCGAAGCGGCTCTTCGAGAAGTCGCTCACATCGTCCCGTGTCGGCATCAGGTAGAGCAGGCCCCGGCTGTACCGGTGCATGAGCTGAT